AGTGTACCTTCCCGCTTTTCGTCCTCAACTTTCGTTAGCTTCAATCTCGCAGAGGCGATTTCGTTCGCACCGCTTTGTGCGGCTTCTGTCGCACTCTGTTCCGCACCTTCTAGAGCGTCCGCTGCTGATTTTACAGCGGCAGCCTCCTTTTCGGCGGTCATCACGACTTCCTGCTGCGCCTCCGACAATTCGCGCTGTGCCTTTACGAGCCCTTCCGAACTCGTCTTTTGTGCGTTCTCTGCTTTGGTAACGGCTTCGCGCTCCTTTTCAGCCGTTTCTCCAACTGCCTTTTGTGCTTCCCTCAGTTCCCGTTGTGACTTGCTGACACCTTCGGTACTCGCGGTGAGCGCTCGCTGCGCGGTTACAATCTTTTCGTCCTCTTGCTTGATAGCTTCACCCACACCCCGCTGCGCTTCTGACAAGCGAGTCTGAGCGTCTGCTAGCCCTTCGCTATCACCTTTTAGGGCTTCCTGCGCTTGCTTCAGAGTTTCTTGTGCGGTAGTAACCTTTTCAACGGCAGCCTTATGTTCTTCGGCCCCCTTCGTAACAGCAGCGGCGTAAGCGGTTTCTGCGCTCTTCAGAGCTTCTTTAGACTTCTTTACCCCTTCAGTGGCGGACTGTAGTGCCTGAAGCTTCGCGGTGCCTGCTGTGGTTAGAATACCTTCAGCTATAAGCGCTCGATACGATCCTGCGTTTACCTTCAACATCAGTTCTGTGGCGGCTATCAGGCTCTCTTTTTTCGCTGCTGCGAGGTTGTCCGCAATCCCCATCTCATACGTGCTTTTACTAACGCTTTTTGTAGATGTAATGAGTTTGCCGTACGATTCAGCAGTTTCAGTCGAGTTGTGTCCCGTGACAGCCATCGCTTCTGCCTGCTTCTTGAAGGTCGCAGAGAAACTAGCCGACGACTGCCCCGTGTCCTTCAACGCGGTTGTTACTTGCGCCATCGCGTCTTCAAACTTCATAGCTGATTTTACTGCCGCGACGCCAATGCCGGCTACTACAAGTCCTGCCACAGCAGCAGGCCCAGCCAACCCACCTAGCGATGCTGCGAACCCGCCACTGTCCTCCTCAGCACTAGCCATGTCGGAGCCCATTTTCTTGACTGAGTTACTAAAGGGGAGCCCTATATTCCCCATCGAGTTTCCGACAGCCTCGAAGATTTTCCCCATTTTCTGTCCGAAGCTATCTCCCTCCTCCTCAGCCGCGCGGTCTGCATCGGCTTGAATCCGCTTCGCCTTTTCATACGGGGACTCGTCCGACAGAGCCTTGTCAATATCACTCTGCGATAGCTTCGCACCAGCCGCCATCCCGGCAAAATTCTCTGCAATCTCGTCAGCCGAGCTCCCAGACTTCTCGGCCGCGTCGGCTAGGTCTGTCTTCACTCCCTCAGCACTGTCGTGAACCTCGTCCTCGGTGTCTTTTGCGGCGCCTCCAACTGTCCCTATCGAACTAGCAATATTCTCGGCCGCATCGTCGACATCGCTAGCGGCGTCCTTCGTCGCGCGGCCTACATTACCCATCGATCCCGCAATGCCCGCAGCAGCGTCCTCCCCCGCAGCCGCTGTGGCGCCCATGCTGGCGGTGGACTCTCCCATAACACTTGCCATAGTGGCGGTGTCGGCGTCTACCTGAGCAGCAGTCTCACCTACAGCAGCACGGAAGCCCTCAAGCTGCGCTAGTCCCTCCTCGTCATTGACAACAAGAGAGATAACGACCGGGGGAAGATATCCCTCTGCTGCCATTTGATTACCCCCTTATCGCGGCGTTGTAAATTGAGTCGGTGAGGATCTTCACCTTCGGGATCGATTCGACTAGTGCTGGTCGCACGTAGGGCCAACCGGGATCGTGGTGGAAGATACGTCCGAGTGAGTCAGGCCCTTTGAAACCTAGCTCTTGTCGACGTGCGTAAATCATCGTCGGGCCTATGAATGCGGCGTAAGTACCACCAGCTCCATCATCGGTCGTGACCTTCCACGACCGGCGCAGTGTGCCGCTTATTACATGTGTCCGCTTCATACCAGCAGACTTGATTAGCTGAGCTGAGAGGTTGCCGGCCTTCGGAGCAGCCGCAGCAACACGTGCCATAAGAGCAGTGAATGCGTCCATAAACTCACTACTTTCGACTGGCACGATTCTGCCTCTTCTCGATGATTTCTTGCTCTAGATCAGAGATAGCTAGTAGCCAAGCGACGCTGTGTGTCGGTTCGTTCAAATAATCCTCATGTGTCAGACCGGGAAAGCGTCGGCGAAATCTGAACTCGGCTGCGAGCTCTGCTGTGTACTTGTCGCAACGGGCTCCTGGTCTGCCCTCGAAACAGTCACCGAGCCGTCTGAGGGCGGCATAGGGGTTGATTGAAAGTCCGATCGATCGGGATGTGGGTCAAAATCGACCGGCACCACGGTTATGGGGTCGGTAGCTGTCGCCAACGCCTCGTACAGCTTTGGTGGCAAGTCTCCGAGCGTGTCCATCGTAGGCAACTCGATCGGTAGCGACCAGCTCGCTAGAGCTGAGATAATTTTTGCGTCGCGTACGCGATACACAGACAGGTACTCAGCCTCAGTCAGGCCGGCTTCCATTAGCGCTTTGGTGTCGTACTCTTTTGCTGTGAAACCTTTTGAGTTTGACATCTTCCAGAACGCTGGTGCGGCAGCGCCCTCAGTCACTTCGAGTAGCCGGCTGTCTCGCGTGCGAAGCTCATGCTCCTCACGAAAGCTCGCCGTACCTCCAGGTACATCAATAGTTCTCATTTTGTTACCTCCATAGAAAGCAATAGAAGCCCGCGTATAGCGGGCTCCTGTTTATGCGTATTCGGTTGTAGTGGCGTTCGCCACAGTGGCGATGACAGGGGAAACCCCGCCCGCAAGTGCGTCGGTGCTCGATGGTATGAGCTGAACATCCAGCGGTACCTCGACCCACTCCTTTGAGCGGTCGATCTCACCCGATGTGAACTTGGCCTTGGTCGAATGAATGTTCAGAGCAAAGCCCGACTCTACGTCGCTCAGTGTCTGATCGAGCGTGATTTGTTCACCGTTCTCGTATGCGGTAAGCCAAGTTGCTTTAGGGTCCTCAAGGACAACTATCTTTGCGGTTGCTACAAGCGCGCCCGCAAAGTGCTGGTAGTACGCCTGCGTCCCTGTGATTGCAGGTACGTTCTTCACGTTGCGCTTCAGGTCGTACTCCCACGATACAACGTAAGTAATCGGTGTCCCGTTTATTGCGACCTGATGCGACCAACCGGGAGGAGCCTCGGCAGTTGAGTATGACAGTGAGGGTTCTGACGCTTCGGTGGCGGCGTTAGCAAACCACGTTAGCGCTGCCTTCGGAAGCGACTCTGCCGAGCCACTGAGGTTGATGGAGTCGAGCTGACACGCAGTCAAAGCACGCCAGTGTTCCTCACCGTCGTAATCGGTTATGGTGAGACTAAGCGGCTGGTTTCCAGTCGTTGGGCTGTTATTCAATAGGCTGAACTGATGCTTGGTGAGTCCAGTAACAGCAGCTTTTGTCAGGTGCGTATACGCCAACGGGTACACAAGCGGAATTTCAAATTCTTCTGCTTTGAGTTCGACTGGAGTTCCTGTCTCATGCGTCTCTTGTGTACCAACACCTGCACCGATGACGACATAACTACCAGTAGCAATCGTCGCCTTAGTCAGTATATGAGTCGCGGCCTTTTTCGCTTCGGCGACAGTTTCTGTATTTGAAGGAGCGGCCGTCTTGGTGTCTTTTGAGCCCAACAGCGCCGCAAGGAACACAGGGAACGTGTCGAGGTAAGGATACTGATCCCACCCATGTCCGTCATACCGCAAACCAGGAACCTCATCGTATAGGTTTACCATCGAGCCGCGCAGTCCCTCATCAGGAAGCAGCTGGAGGTCAGGCTTGTACTTCGGCCCCATGATCGGCACTGCATATTCGGGTTCAACCGCAGTGCCGCGAGTTACCTCAAAGGCTATCCCGATCTTTGTCTCGGGAACTGGGATGGCTGAAAAGTAAGTCACGACGTCGGCTCCTTCTTCTCGACCGGCACAGCCGGCTCGGTTGGTTTCTCAACCGGCTCAGCCGGCTTTTTGATCTTCTCTCGTACAGGCTTCAAGTACCTGTCCTGTCTAGCGCTATCTAGCTCGACTACCTCACCAGCATCTAGCTCAAGCGTACGGCCGTCTGGTCCTATGATGTCGGGCCAGATGCGACGCTGCTCAGATGTGTTTCTAAAAGCGGTCATCGGTTTCCTTTCGTTTATACTGGTCCGGCAAGCCACTGCCAGCTATCGAACGTAACAGCGCCGAATATGAAAATTGTCACACCATCATCATCCGTAAAGGGTTGTGCTTGATCGTGTTGTATTCCATTGTCGTACTCGCCCGCGCTCCAGACGGTGTTGGGTGAACCAAGATTTGCGTTTGCTCGGATCGATTCGATTACGCCGTCAATGACTGTGTCGTAATCTTCCTGAGCCTTGACTGCCTCGCCACCTGTAGAGGCGAAGAAAACCTCCAGAGCGATCTTGAAAATCCAACTATCATTTACCGCACCGCGCCCGGTATCGGCTCGCCGCTGGCGCTTGTCCTCAGGGATGTTGACTACTAGTACGGCGCTCGAACCGTTCTCAGACGGCGCCGCTTCGTTGAACATGCTCGTTTCATACTCTTGCTCGGTTAGGACTTCGGGTCGAGCCTTGAGCACTTTCCCGACATATTCGAGATTCGCGGTTGCGAAGTATTCCGCGACCGCTGTTCGCATCGATAGCCGGCCCATTACGATTCGTCCCACGAACTTTCGCAGGTCCACGCACACCCACACAAGAATCGCCACAGTCCGCAATTACCGCATATTCTAGGCATGTGTGTCATTACGTTGACCTAAGTACAGGTGTTATGTAAGGCTTGAGCATCCAAAGCGCGTTTTCGTAATCGCTCTGAGTGTCAGCCTGCCCACCAGACTGCTTCGGGGGAGCTTTCGCTCCTCCTTTAGGTGACTGCGGGAGCACCATCGCGCGCGTACCGCGCGTCTTGATGAGGAACGATGTGAGGCTGATAGTAGCCTGCTCAACAGCCCACGGCACCGCAGATACCCTAGTCGTGTTCGGCTGTGCTGCGAGTTGGTGTGTGTACAACAGCGGGGCGGTTAGTATGAGTTCAAGGCCGTTCACTTCTTTGACAACAACAACCTCTGTGTTCGCGCTGTCATGGATCGTAAGCTGTGTGCCGGGGTAGATTCCATACACCTTCAGCAACCCCGGTTGCGACGGCTCGACGGAGATTTCTTCTTCGCCTGCTTTCGCTTCGACTGAAAGTGCTGTATGTGGGAAACCGTTGACGTACGTCCAAACGACATACAGGCGCCCATTCACGTATTCAAATCCGGGGTAGTTGGACGCTGGTGTTGGAAGCGGTGACGGTATGTAAAGTAGGATGGTGCGATTCTGTATCGAGAGGGACTGCGCAGTCTGTTCGCCAATGTTCTGCATGTTGCCAGGTACGCCGATCGCCAAGCCGTCTACCTCTAGTACGGGCTTGTAGTTACAGTAAAGCTGGAGAATGCCACTTTCACGTGGTCGTATCCACCCTGACTCTGTAGACGGGCTCGCTGCTAGCGTACCATCGGGCCGGTGAAAGCAAATCTCGTCAACGAGACCGCTTGCCCGGGAAATCACAGCAGCGAGCGCAGCTTCCTGAGCCGGCGCCGATCCCCCAGGCACAAGACCGCTGACCGCCACTGCGGTTGGTGCGGCCTTGTACTCAGCAGGGGAGATGTACGGCGCTCGCCTGTACAGCGTCGCGGTGTCAGGGTTGACGACCGGCTGTGCGAACGGCTCGGGCGCAAATGCAGGCGTCATGTCAGCTCCTTTTCCAAAGGTAAATCATGACCGCAAGCACTAGCGCCCACTCAACCCAAATCCACCAAGGCACACTACGCCGCCTGTGCCTTCAGGTACTCCTCGGCGTACGGGTTCGGACCAGAAAACCATCCCGGGGTGTTACAGAGAAACGCAGCAACATCGTCGGGTACCTCAAACGAGCCATCCTTCTGTATCTTGTACTTCCCGTCAATCAATGTGACAGAGCTCTGCTTGATAACAGACTCTTTGCGACGTACGATCCCGTGTACGGGGTCGATGACTGACACTACCTGATCGATCTTCTCTACGTGGTGAATCTGCATGATACCTCCTGTCGTAAGTTATTCTGCACCCCCTCGCGCGCGGCCAGGGAGGTCACGCGTGCACGCGTCAGGCGCGCAGCGAGGGGGAGCAGGTTTCTGCCCAGACGATATACGCCTTTACCGGGCGCAATCCGGGGCAGGGGTTCGCAACAGCTATTTCTAGCTGCGCATTTCCGTCGCCGAAGCGAACGGAAGGGTTACGCGATGTTGCAGGCTACGGCCTGAGCCGCAGGGGCGCGGTTGATGAGAGTTTCGACTGAACGAATCTCGTAATCA